TCAGGGGCCGATGCTCAGCACGATGCCGGTGCCGATCTGTACCTGCAGATGGTCGCCGCCGATCCCGACCCACTGGTAACCGCGGCGCGGCGGCGGCAGGTTGTAGCTGCGCCAGTCGTCGATCACGTACTGGCGGTCCCGGTACTCGCTCGGCAGGCGATCGCCACGATGCCAGTCGCGATGGCCTTCGATGAAACCGCCGGGCGGTTCGTCGCGCGGCGCGGGACGCATCGGCGGGTGGCCGGCCGTGCCGCCATGGCCGGGATGCGGATGATGCTGGCCCGGACCGCCGGGGCCGCCATGGCCGCCGGGGCCGGGACCGTGGTCGCCGCCATGGGGCGGCTGCTGCGCGAACGCGAGCGAGGAAGCCAGTGAACCGGTGAGCCACACCGCGAGCAGCCATCGAGACGTCTTCATGTCGTTTCTCCCAGGTTGGCCGGCCGTGTGGTCGGCCGACACCGGAACACTAGCATGGGGACGGATGCCGGGGCGTGACAGGCCTCCCGGGCACCCGGCGCTCGCTCAGGCGGCCTGCTGCTGGAACTGGATCATGTGGGATATACAGTAAGTATTTGATTTTTAACCAATAGTCTCGCGCCGGTCAGCTTGAAACTACTGGTTATGCATACAGCATTACTAGGTTTGCTACGGATTGAGGACGCAGTTCGGTCACATCGGTATCTAGCGGCCGGGAAAGCGGCTGCCTATAATTTGGCCATTCCTTCACGCTTCATCGGGGCGATTATGGCGATCATCTTTTCACTCGGGGCATGGGTAATGTTCGGCGCCGTTTGTGTCGCCATTGCCGGCGTTCTGACCTATCCAATCTGGTCTGTCATCTTTGTGGTCGGAAAGGAGCAAGCTTCGCGCGCCGCAGCTCGAGCCTTCCTGCGCCGACTTGAGCGGGAACCCCAGACGGTTAAGGCTGAGCTTGAGAGGTACGGATTTGGAACAGTTTCCGACTACACTCCGGTTCACCTGCGCGAAACGATCCGCGTCTTCATTCGCAACTATCCGAGCGAACTTCAGCATTATCGCCAGCTCGGCATCCTGTAGCGGATCCGCCCGAAGGCGGAGCATCGCCCACCGTCACGCGGCTGCCGCCGGCGTGTAATACACCATCAGCGTCACCGAGCCGATCGCCGGAATCTTCGGCGCGCGCGACACGGTAACCGTCATCTGCCCGCTGGCCTGCGTCGGTTCGAAACCGGCCGCCGTCGCACTCGTGTAGCCAGGCGACGGCGCGGCCTGCACAAGCACCTTTCCCCCGCATGCGATTTCGAGCTGGATCTGGCTCGGCTTCGCCCCGTCCAGGCCGGCGCACGTCAAGGTGAGGTTTTGAATCGTCGCGCCTTCCGGGATCTCCGGCCCCGTCAGCACGTCGCCCAGCGACAGCGCCGCGGCGATCGAGACGGACGATCCGATGCTTTGCGCCACCCCCGACGGGTCAGGCGTCAACGAAACCGCGTTCATTGCAGTCGTGCTCATCTTGCTTCCTTCAGTTGGTGGTGATCGGGCATGTCGATTTCGTCGGCGCCTTCCAGCAGCCGTGCTCCACGCCGGCTTTGTTGTGCTCGAGGATCTGCCGCGCGAAGTCGTCGCCGATCACGTCGGAGCAACCTGGGCGCAGCACCTTCACCCACTGGCAGCTCGTATCGATCACGCGCACCTCGGGCTTGGGAGCGGCCACTGGTGCCTCTTTCTTCGGCGCCCACGCGCAGCCCGAGACAAGCGCCAGCACGGCCACGCTAACCACGCCAGATATTGAGTTCATCCTGAACCTCCTTGGGGGATTGGGAAGCGGTGGCATCCTCGATCTTCTGGCGTGCCACCACCGCATCGGCAGACGCCTGGACGGCCGCCGCATTCGCCACGGCCTGGTCGGCTTGCTGCTGCGCGGCCTGCTCCTTCACCTCGGCCACCTGCTGGCCGGCGGTGGCCACCTTCGCGGCCGCGCCCTTCGTCTTGATCCATCCGAACAGCGCGCCGCCGGCCAGGCCCAGCACGCCGATGACGGCCGGCCAGAACTTCGCGAACAGCGAGAGGAGAATTGCGCTCATGTGACACTCCATTTGCCAGTAAGGAAGAGTTCGCGCTCGGCTTCACGCCGGCGCTTCAGGCCGAGGCTCACGGCGCCGCCGGCGCGATTCCACGCGAGGAACTGATCGGCCGCGCCGCGGCGATCGCCGGCGTTGAGCATGCGCAGCAGCGTCGACGGCGCGCCGCTCGCCAGCACCACGATCCCATCGCGGCCGTCGTCGGCGGCCCGCGCCGCCCGGCCTGGCCCGACGTTGTTCACGATGCTGGTCAAGGCCGCCTTTTCATGCGGCGCCAGCGCCACTTTGACGGCACGGTCCACCAGCGCCGCGGAAGCGATCAGGTTCTCATCGTGGCGCGCGTCGGCCGTGGCCTGCGTCCAGACCGTACCCTGGCGAACGTCGGGCCCCGTCGAGCCCCAGCCGCATGTCCATGGCGCGCCGGATAGAGCGCGCAGCTCAGCATCGTCCGGGATCGCCATGCCGCCCAGCACGCGGTACCAGATACCGCGCGCCTGCAGCGCGTTGCCCAGCGGCGAGGCCGGATCGGGGTACGCGGTCAGGTAGCAGCTCTCGAAGTGCTGCGAGAGCGGGCGGCAAATGGCGAGCCAGTCGAGCACCGGCGCGGCCGGCGCGGCTTGCTGGACGGGCGTTTCCGGTTGCGATGCTTGCATCGGGGCCGCGGGCGGCCAGAAGTCGGGCGACGCCGGCCGCAGGGCCGGCCGTATCGGCTGCACGGCGGCCAGCACCGCCGGCACGCCGGGGGGCACCGGGGGCGATGCCTCGGGGGAAGCGGGCCGCGCCGCCGAGCGCCGGAACAGCGCCATCACCGCGGCGAGCAGTTCACTGATCATGGCGGCTCACCTCCAGCACCCGCGCGATCATCGTGATCACGAGGCCGATCACCGGAACAATCGTGGCCGGCGCCTTCGGGAAGTAGGTCATCACCCAAGGCGCCACCGACGGCCAGTTGTCCGACAGGAGGGAGAACAGGTGCGGCATGGCAGCCAGCACTGCGGCGCCGGCCGCCAGCAGCCGCATCTCGCTCCACTTCCACGCCTCTCTCCAATCTTCGACGAGACGAATTTTCACTTCGACCACCTCCGGGTATCGTCGCGGCTGCCGGCCGCGTTGTTGAGCAAGTAATTGCGGATGTAGCTCACGTCGCTGCTGATATCGCGCAGCTGCTGGTTCGTGTCCGACTTCTGCTGGATCTGCGTCTGCTCGATACGCGTCATCCGATCGTCCTGCGTCTGCGCGTGCGCTTCGATCTTGTCGACGCGCGAGATCACCGTGAAAGAGGCCAGCACGATCGAAATGACGCCGCCCAGGATCGCCATCACCAGCGACTGCACGTTGACCGTCATGTCCAGGATCCGCTTACCGCCTGTGGGCGGAGTGCCCGTGTCGCCGGTCGGGGGAGTGCTCATTCCAATATTCCTCGCTCAGTTAACCGATCAGGATTACTACGTATCGAGGCGACGCCGAGCCAGACCCGGACGAAAAAATCGACTGGAATCCAATCTGATCGCCGACATTCACCTTGAACTGCGGCGCGGGCGCGAACGTCACGCCGAACTGCCCGTTCGACATCACGGCGCCGGCGATCGAGACACCATTCACGCGGAGATTGAACGTGAAGGTTTCGCCCGGGTTCGGTGTCTTGTCGGTAAATACGGTCGCCATCAAAATGACGCCCGGCATACCGACACACCATCCCTCGTTTGTGAATCCACCCGCGCCGCCGTTCGCGCCGTAGTCGACGCCACCGCCTTGCGGCTGCGGTACCCGTGCCGTGCCCGCGTAGGGGTAAATCGCGTTGTAGGGGCCATACGACTGACAACCGGTCACCCAGCTTCCGAAGCCCGTGTAGTTGGCGATCACGGTCCAGTGCGCGGGATCATCGACCTGGAAGAGCGACATCTTGTTGCCGCTCGAACCGTTGACCTCCTGGAAGCACGCGGCCGCCACTCCGAAGGGCGCTTCGAACTTGATGTTCGTCAGATTGTTGTTGAACGAACCATCGAAGACGATCGCGTGCCGCCCCGCGTTCGTGCTTTGGAAAAAGCAGTGCGTGAACTGGTTGTTCACCGAGTTCAGCATGTAGAACGTGTCCTGAAGCGCGTTATCGAACGTGACATCGTTCCACCGGAAATGCGTGTTGTTGCCCTGCAGCAGCACGATGTTGATCTTCGCGTTGTAGGGATGCGAGTCGGATACGTAGGTGGTTTGCGCGCCGGCCACCGCGATCAGGCAGTAGTTCACCACGAAGCCGCCATTCATCTGGAAGCCTTCGATCGACGCGTCGGAATGGAAGGCACCGAGTGCGATGCCGGCATTGCCGGCGGTGGTCGAATAGATCCGGATGTTGCGCACGCGCACGTCGTGCGCATATGTGCTCGACGTCGGGTTGCCGTCCATCTTCAACGAGCAATATCCCGTCGGCACGTTGTTGTAGGTGACATTCAGAACATCGAGCGTCTGGCAGAACGTGGTATCGAGCGTGTTGGCGGTCCCCGACGTGCCGTCGAAATTGAGATCGCGGATAGTGCCGTGCGAGTCGAAGCAATATTCGGCCATCGACGGGAAGCCGATCGCGCCGCCCTTCTGGACGAACGTGCTGTTCGGGCCCGTGCCGTAGAGGCAGAAGCCGACGATCTGCGGGATGGTCAGGCCCGTGTGGCAGAACTTGCCTTCCGGCACCACCCACTTTCCGAGCCCGCAATTGAGACAGGCCTGGATGGCCGCGGTATCGTCGGTCACGCCGTCGCCCGTCGCGCCGAATTGCTTGATCGACACCGTGTCGATCAGCTGCAGCTTCCATCGCATGCCGTCTGCGGCCACGATCACCGTGCCGCCATTGTCGACGGTTGAGGTATCGCTCGGGTCGGCCTGGTAATCGCCGCCGCCGCCGTCGTGCGGCAGCCGGTAGCCGGTCACGAACGCGCGCGAGTAGACAGCGCTCGAGAGCGAGCGCAGCTCCGAGATGGAGTCGCAGATACGCCCTACCTTGCTCTTGAACTGGTCCGCGAGCGTGTCGTCGCCGAAGGCCACGGCCGTAGCGTCCAGGCCGCAATACGTCAGCACGTCGTAGACGAGATTTCCCGACTGGTCCGTGACGATCTGACGATAGGCGCCCGGCGTGCCGAAGATGATGGCCTCGCCGCGGTCATCGAGCGTGATCGGGTTCTGGTTGAGGATCGTCTGCGCGGCATCCTGCCAGGTGTTCTTAGGCGTCGACGTGCCGGGAACCGCGAACAGCACCTGGCCGCCGACCAGCGGAAAGCCGTTTGCGTCGCTCCACTGAGCCTTGCCGAGAGGTATGAGAGGTGCGCCCATGCTTAACCAAGCCCCCATGCGTTGGAAAGGCCGTTCGTCGTGCCCTGCGCGACTGCCGGCGTTGTGCTGTACATGCCGGCGCTCCCCTGGCCCGCGAGCAGCTGGCTCAGGAGTGCGCTGGATCCGATGCTCGAGGCGGCGCCGCTCAGCGCGTTGCCCGTCGCGATGCTCGATGCAGCCGAGGCGTTGCCGGCGCCGATCGTGTTCGCCGCGATCGAATTGCCGGTGTTGATGGCGTTGTTGCCAGCGCCCGCGGCCGCGTTGCCCCCGATCTGCACGGCGCCGGACAGCGCCGAGGCCTTGCCCGAGGCGACGTTGTAGTTCGTCTGATAGGCGCCTAGGGCCTGGTCGTAGTAGTTCTGGTAATACTGGTTGGCGAGGCCCGTCTCGTAGTTCTCCGCGCCCTTGATCTGGGCGCCGCTGTACCCAAGTCCGCGCGCCGCCATCTGGTTCTGGACGGATTTCAGACCCTGCGTACTCGCGAATTGGAAGCCGGGATTGCTCGACAAGTCGTTGCCGTTGAACGAGAACGGCGCGATGCTCGACAGGCCCGTGAGCGCCTGCTGATAGGCGGGCATCTCGTCCGTGCCGAGCTTCATGTACGGCGCGAGATCCTGCTGCGAGGTGTTGAACATCTGCAGCTGGGTCGCGTTGGCGCTGTTCGCCGCGTCTTCCTGCGCGCCGGCGGCACTGCTACCCGCTATCGACGAGCCGACAGCGCCAACCGCTGCACTTCCTACAATCGCTGCGGCGACCATATGAACTCCTAAGTAATTCGACCGAACACTGCTCCGGGCAGCGAGCTGTCAGCGTTTGATGACGTTGAAAAGTGCGCTGCCGCCTTGGCCGCCGACGGCCGCCGCGAGCCCCTTGGGTGCGCGCGAGCTCGGCTCGCCCTGGAGCGCCGAGCGAAGCCCGGAGCTTTTATCGACACCGCGCGCCATGTCGATCACACGCTGCAGGTTGGACGCTGGCGTGCCGCCGTTCAGGGCCGCGATATGCTCGGCCGTCGGGTTCAGGAAGATGTCCGTGAGGCGTCCGATGCGCGTGTCGTAGGCGTCCGATGCACGTTCGAAGGCTCGGCGCGCAAAGGCGCGTTCCAGGCCGCCGCCAGCGCTCGCGCCGACGAGTGGCCCGAGGGCTGTTCCCACACCGGGGGCAACCAGATTTCCGAGAGCCCATCCGGCCGCGCCGCCAAGCCCCCAGCCGGTGGCACGCGACAGCGCCCCCGCTACTGCTCCGGCTTCCGGATCGGGACGGTTGAATCCCATTTCCTTCTTGATCTTCGTGTTCTGCGAAGTCGGCGAACCACCTTTCGCGTTCGGCGCCGTGATCTTCTCGTCGCGCAGCGAGTCGCGTACCGCGCGCAGCTGCTCGAGCGTGTCGTCGTCGACATAGCGCGCCGCCTCGATCGAGCCGGATTCACCCTTTCGCGCGGCCTCGATTTGCTTGACCTTCCGCTCGATCGAATTGAGGTTGAGGCGCCCCATGCTGTCGGTGATGTCATGCTGCAGCCACTGGTCGGCCATGAGCTTCTGCTGGCCGGCCTGCGCGGTCTCCTTCGAAGCGAGGTATTCGGGCGCACGCGAGCCTAGCCACTGCTCGAGCTGGTCGCGGGACGACTGGAGGGCAGCGTTCTGGTTCGCCGTCGCGCCGGTGGTGCCCTTGGCGAGCTCGTCGTCGAGCGCACGCTGGACGAACTGGATCTGCTCGGGCGTGAAGGCCGAGACATCCGGGCCGGCCGCCGCGGTGCGCAGACCATCGCGCAGCGCGTACAGCTGGCTCATCTGCGCGTCCGTGAGGTTCTTGGCCGCGTTCAGGCCCGGCGTCGTGCGCAGCTGCTCGGTCTTCTTGATCGCGCTGTCGATCTTCGGGAGCGTGACATTGCCGTTTGCGTCGGTGACGTTGAGGCCTTGGAGGTATTCTTGTGCCTCGATCGGCTGCGTCTGCTCCGCATACGACGCGCGCGCGCCCGCATACTCGGGCGACTGATTGTCGAGCCATCCCAAGAACTGATTCTGCGTGTTCGTGATGGCGCGTCGCTCCGAGGCGCCGAGATTGTTCTCACGTGCCAGCTGAATCTCATCGTCGAGACCCTGTTTGATGTAGTGGGCGGAATCGCCGGACAACGAGACCGGCGCCCCGTCCTCGTCATGGATGAAGATCGGGCCCGCGCCCTCCTCGTCGGAAAGGCGCTGCGCGCGCGCGACGACGCGCTGCATGCTCGGCCGCTGCAGCAGCATCGAAAGGTCTTCGTCGACCGGGATTTCCTGGGCGCCGGCGGCCTGGTAACGGTCGAAGACGTCGGCGTTGCGCGCCTCCTTCGCCAGCTGCACCGATTCCGGCGTGCCGGCCATGTCGGAGAAAATCTGGTTGTGCTGGGCCTGGAGCGCGTCGCGCTGCGCCTGGAACGGATTGCCGGCACCGGACTCGTCGGCGAGCAGTTCCGCCCGCTTCATGACGGGCGCCATGGACGGCCGCTGCAGGATGCCGGCGAGCTCGGGATCGGGCGTCAGCTGGTCGATCCCCGAGCCGGCATACTGCGCGTCAGCAGTGGTGCGCGCAGCAGCCGCCGCGGTGGCCGCATCGGCCGGCGTGCCGACAGCGGCATCGAACGCCTGCTGGCGCGCGGCCGCGTTCGTGGCGCCACGTTCGGCGAACGCCTGCGGATTTGTTTCGGCGAGGTTGCGCTGGATAGCGCCGAGGTTCGCGTTCTGCGTGAGATCCGCGAGCGTCGGCTGGATGCCAGGCACCGGGGCCTGCGGCTGCGCCGCGATCGGCTCGCCGCCGAGCGCCCCGCGAATCTGTGCGAGCAAGGGCGAGTCGGGGTTAGCCTTTGCCGCCCGCCACGCAGCGAGCCCGGAAAGGCCGCTCATGGCGCCATGTATGGCGCCCCCAGACGCCGCGCCTAGACCGGCCTGCACGCCTTTCTGCGCCCAATAATTGGTATCAGCGTTGCTATCAACAGGTTGGACGACGCCCGCTAGACCGCCGCCGGCGATAGCTTTGAGTGCCGAACCACCCGGCAAGAACATGGTCGAGCCAATCTCGCCGGTCAGCTCCCCCAGCTTGCCGATCGGTCCTGAGCCGTTATCGGCGCCAGCTACCGTAGCTTGCCGATTTGCACCGGCCGCCCATTGATTGGCCAGACGGACCAAGGGACTATCCGAGTCGAGGAAAGTGTTTGCCGCGGTCTTGGCTGAGTTCGCCAAAAATTGATTCGCCCCTTGGGCGATCTTGTTCATGCCGCGATAAACGCCCCCCGAGAACGGATCTTCCGGGGAAGCAAATCCCATGATGTCGCCGACAGCCTGCTGCGCTTTTTGCTGCTGGGCCAGCTGCGACGGAGCAGCACCGGCTGAACTCGCGGCCGAGGGCGCAGCGGCCGCCGATGGCTGGCTTGCCGCGGCGGTAGTAGCCGTCGGCGCCGACGGCTTGCCGTCCGGCCCGTACCCGAATTTCGCGAGCACGTCGGCGGCACCGCCCTGGCCCGGCGTCGAGCCTTGCGTGGCGGCAGCTTGGGGCGCGGATGCCGCGTTCTGCGGCCCGGTTGCGGGCGTGGCCGGCTGGCCGTCGGCGCCATAGCCGAACTGCGCCAGGAGCGCAGCCGCGCCACCCTGCGCGCCGGCCGCGACGGCCGGGCCGCCACTCTGCGACGCGCCGCCGGCGCTGCCGCCATATCCGGACGTGTCGACGCCTGCCGCGGCCGGCGCGGCCGAAGGTGAGCCGATACGGGAGAGAACCTGCTGCGCATAGGGCGAGCTGCCCTGCTGCGCGCTCGGCGAGGCCGCGCCATCCTTGTATGCCGACAAGGCGCGCGCGGGGTCGCCGAACTTGCTGAGCTGCTGGTTCAGGTACCACGAACCGACGTCGATCCCGACGGACGGGTCGAGCAGGTCGGACATCTTGTAGCTGGTGCCGTTCGCCTGGTTGTAGTCCGACAGCGCCGGGCCGCGCACCTGCATCGCGCCGGCCGCGCCCTGGCCGCCGCCCGACTTGTTCCACGCCTTCGGATTGCCGCTCGACTCCTGCTGCACAACGGCATTCACGAACGACGGATCGAGGTTGTATTTGCTGGCCGCCGCCGAGACGAAGCCAGACAGGTCCGGAAGATTCGGCATCACTGCCCCCCGCTACGCGACTGGTAGTCGGCCAGGCCTGTCGCGAACTGCGTGCGCTGCTGCGGCGTCAGCTCCTTGAGGTAGGCGCCCTGCTGCTGCGGCGTCATCGAACCGAACTGGTAGACGGCGATCCCGTGCGTCTTCTGGAAGCCCGGGAGCCAGCTCTGGTACTTGTCGGGCGTCAGACCCGAGGCCTGGAACGCATCGCGCGTGTCCTGCGTCTGCGTCTCGAGCGCCTGCAGCCGGTCGACGAGCGCCAGATTCGTGTTCTTCGAGTAGGCCGGGTTCGGGTTGCTCGCGATCGCCGCGTTCAAGCGCTGGTCCGTACCGGTGCCGCCGAGCGACATCTGGTTTGCGTACTGCTGCATCAGCTTGTACGCCTCCTCGCTGTTCTGCACCTTCGCGGCGTCCGATTGCGACATGCCATGCGAGACAAGCCAGGATTGGATCTGCGTCAGGCCCGCGCCGCCCGGCCCGAGGTTCGCACCCGACTCGATCGCCTGGCGCACGCCGGCCAGCGTCTGCAGGTTCGTTTGCGAAGCGTTCCCAGCGCTCACGGCATTCGTGTACGCCTGCGCCGACTGCGTGGCGCCCGCCTGCGCACCAACGCCGGCGCCGACATTACCCACGGTCACAGACCCGGACGGAAGCCCCGGGGCGCTCGGGCGCCCCGTGTAGCCGCCCGGCGTCCCGGCCGGCAGCGGGACCATCGCCGGATTCCCGCGAGCATCGGTACCCTGCACCCACTGAGGCGGTGTCGTGTTCTGCACGGGAGCCACGCCATCCATCGGCCCCGCGCCGCCTGGCGCGTTCGGGTTGGTCTGGTAGGGGATCTGTTGGCCGCCGGTGTTCACCCAGCCGAGGTTCTTCCCGTACATCTGCAGGCGCTGCGCGCCCTGCGCGGCCTGCATCTTCACGGTGTTCAGGAACGCCGGCAGCTGCGCCGGATCCGTCGGGATCTGCGACTCGATCTGCTTTTCGAGGTCAGGCGGGACCGTCCCGGCGGCCGCCAGGTGCTGGAGCATCGAATGCGCGTCAGCCGCCGTCGCGTTCGGATTCATGGCGAGCGAGGACACCTGGTCGAGCACGTACTGTTGCTTCGCGACGTGCGTGGCCCACGTGTTCTGGTCGAGCGTCTGCGCACTCTGCGCGGCCGTATTGGCGCCCTGCTGAACGTCAGCTGTCGCCCATGCCGTGCGCGGATCCTGCGAGATGATGGAGGCGAGCTTGCTGCGGTCCACCTGCCCGGTGGTGGGATCGGTAGCGGCTTGATATGCGGAGGCCAGCCCTTGGCGCAGCTGGACATTCTGCTGCGCCGTCTGGAGGCCCTGCTGGGCGGTCTGCGTCTGCGCGATCTGGCCGGCGAGGCCGACGGCGCCGGCGGCGGTCTGAAGCGGGTTCGGCTGTTGGAGATTGCCGTAAATGGAGGTGTCGACGCCAGCCATGGGATTATCCCGTGTGTGGCTGGCGAGACCGATGCGCCTTACTGCCCCGGGAGAGCGCCCGGTACGCTGTTAGTTCGTAATTCTAAGCGATTTCCGGACCAGTATTGCTCAGCCACTTGCACCAGGTTCGCTCGAAGGGGTCCATGGCGGCCGCCTTGAATAGCGGCTCGCAAGGGAATTTCAGTTTCTCGCCGGCAGTCCACAGATGGACCCCGCGCCGCCGCAGCTCCAACTCGACGGCGGCGAACAACTGCGAGCCGACCAGGGAGCGCCGAAACGCCGGCGCCACGTAGAAGATGTCGCCGATCGCCGTGAGGCAATCCGCATAGTGCAGACCGGGCGCGATGAAGGCGACGAAGTACGCGACGATTTCGCCCTGCTCGCGGCCAATCATCAGCATCAGCTCGCCGGCCGCCTCGCGAGCCCGGTAGATGGCCTCCTGCGGCTTGAGCGCGAACCCGTGCTCATGGTGATGACTGATTTCCGCGTAATGTTCCGCGAGGCGAGGTTTCAGCTCGGCATAGACGCTCGAGAAGGGCTCCACAGCAAACGACACGCTCATTCGACTTTCACCTCGCAGGTTTGGATGTCGATCACCATACTGATCCGATCGTCGTCCGAGTTGTTGATCACCTCGTGCTCCTCCCGGTTGTCGAACCAGAAGAGCGCGCCGGTCAGCATCTGCAACTGCTCGTCGCCGGCCCGGATCACGGCGCCAGGCCGGCCGTTCAAAACGAGATGATGGCGGCGCCAGCGCGCCGTATGTTCGGGCGTGTCGCGGTGCGCGTAGATGCGGCCGCCGGGCCGGATCTTGTTGATCATCACGCGCCCGAGCCGCACGCCGCGTACAGCGGCCATCAGCGCGAACACGTGCGCATGCGCCTCCGGAAGCGCCGACCAGGCCGGATAGAAGATCGATTCGTGCTGGTCGTAACCGGGCAGCCGATTCTCCTTGTACGCGGCCAGGTCATCATCCGACGCGAGCTCCACCTGCTTCGGAAAGCGGAGCATGATGGTCTCGGTGTCGCCGAACGGCCCCTGCGGGTAGTTGCGCAGATAGGTGTCGGCTTGCCAGAGCTCGGGCTGGCGCGAGATGGAAGCCATGAGCGGCATCGTTTCGATGCCGCTTGCGAGCGTGAAAAAATGCTTCACTTGCCGCCCTTCGACTTGTCGCTCGGCACGGGCGGCAGCTTCGCGCCCTTGCCGCAGCCCTTCGAATGCGCCGAGCCGAAGCCGGCGCCCAGCTGATTCGCGGCGCGATCCTGCTCGCGCCGGTTCTGCTCCACGTGGTCTTTCGGATGGTCTTTCATCATCATGTGCTCCTGGTGGTTACGACGAGATCACGCCGGCCAGGCGAAGCGCGGCCAGCAGATTGTTGAAGTCGGCTTGCGTCGGCGCCGCCGTCAGGTTGGCGATCGCCGGCTGGATCAGAACCGTCCCGCGCGTGGTGCCGGCCGAGACGCCCGGAATCGCATGAACGTGGTCCGCGCGCGCATAGGCCTCCGAGGTACCGACCGCGGCGACCGGCGCGAGTGCGGCCGGCGCCGTGGTGCTGGGTTGCGGGCCCGCGCCGTTCACGAAGTCGGCAATTTCGTCGAGCTCGACGGGCGAGCCGCCCTGACTGAGATACACCCGTTCCTTGCCTGTCAGCATATGGCCTCCGCCTATTTGCGTTTCACTGGCGCGCGCCCCTTCGGCGCGCAATTCACGACACGATCAAGCCGCGTCGCCTGTTCCTTCGCCGAGCGCTGGGCGGCCGACAGCCGCTTGCGATCAGCCATGATTTCCTGCGCCTGGGCCAGCGTGTCGGCGTCCGAACGCGCGCGCCAGCGCGCCTCATCAGCACTGACCGCGGGCGCCTGCGACGCGCGTTTCGTTGCCATAGGGCCTCCGTTAGACGCTGGTGACGCCCGATACCGTCAGCGTCACGCCGGCACCGGAGGCTTCGATCGACATCCCCGCCTGGATTTTCTGGTTGATGAGGTCGATCAGGGTTTCGGACTCGCCAGGCGCGACCACCACGCGCGCCACGTGGTTCGCATCGCCGGCCGCGCCGCTGGCCGGAACGAGGAACACGTCGACGGCCACGGGAGCCGCCGCGCCTGCGGGATTCCATGCGGATGCGGCATGGATGGCGCCGGTCGTGTTGCCGGGCATCGGACCGTACACCGACGCGGCCGCGCCCGACAAAACCGCTTGGCAGAACTGAACGTATTTCGTGGACATTTTCACCAGGCCGGGACGTGACGAACCGTCCCATTATCGTTGATCGGAATCCACTTCGTCGGATTCCCGGCCAGGGGCGCATTCGTCAGTGTCGCCGCCTGTGATGCTGCGCCGTCGAGAAGCGACGACGCGACTTTGAGCTGCCCATTCTTCACTCGCACGCTCGCCGGCGGGGCGGCCGGCTCGGCGTGCTGCTCGGCGAGCGCCTGGCGCGCGACCGGCGCGTGATCGACGACGGCCGCCTGAGGGAGACGTGCCACCACCTCGCTCGGCGCCTGCTGCACGCGCGCAGGCACCGGCACGAATCCCAGCTCACGGCGCTCGAGCTCCACCACGCGCCCGATCAGCGCCGCAAGTAGGCTGAGCGACGGCGCTGCCGCCGCGGTGGTGTCCTCGATGTCGTCGACGCGCTGGATCAGCTGCGTGAGGTCGATGCCCTGCCCGCCGCCCCCGCGCCGTTGCAGCTTGAGCAGGAAGCGCCACCACACCTCCGTGACTGTGCGCCCGTCCACGTTAAGGAAAGGCGTCCCGTAGGGGGGCATCGGCGCGGCAAGGTCATCGGCCATGGTTCACTCGTTCACGGGCTGAGCGTTGAGGAATGCCCCGTTGAGGGCGGTTTTGATCGGTGCCGACCAGAACAGTTCGAACACGCGATCGCGCGCCATACCGAGCCGCTGGAACTGCACCGAGCGCAGGTAGTCGCCGAGCGGCCCGAGGTCGGATGCAATCGGGTTGCTCCACGTCTTCCCCTTCGTGTCGCTCCATCGCAGATAGACGGCCGTGTCGCCTTGGGCATAGGTCGACTGCTCGGCCCCCACCTCGAAGTCGGCGATCAGCTCGCGATAGAGCACCCGGTTTCCGACGTCGACCGAGTGCGGGAAACCGCGCCGCCGCACGATCGGCGCGCCGTTGTCGGTCAGCGCGTCGCGATCGAGCAGATAGAGGTTGCCGTTCGCGTAGTCGCCGCCCACGTGCATCCCGTTCCAGAACGCGGCAGCCGCCACGCGGTGACGATTCTCGCCGCCGTTCGTGTCCGTGTAGATCCATTCCGTCCACTGCTCGCTCGACAGGTCGTAGGCCCACGTCTTGTTTGCCGTCGGGAACGACAGCACGTAGAACATGTGCCCCGACACCTGGAACGTGTACGAGGTCGCGTCGGCGATCGTCGGGTAAGACTGGAGCTCGGAATCGAGCGCGAATGTCGAAATCTTCTTCGCCTCGAGCGCGACGGTGCGCATGATGATGGCGTGGCCCTGCGGATCGCGCGCGAGGAAGAACACGGACCCGTCCATCTGTTGGAGGGATCCGACCGCGGCGCACCCGTGCTGGATGAACACGCCATCCATGCGCGAGAACGTGAAATCCGATGCGCCGGTGTTGGTCCACAGCTCGGCGGTCTGCGCGCCGAACAGCCAGATATTCCGGTTCGCGACGATCGAGCCTACCAGCGAGTCGGAATAGCCGTTCTTCGCCGCGAAGTCGAGCGAATCGAACGAAACCTGCTGGTACAGGCTGATATAGAACTGCGCGGTACCCGGGCGGTTGAGGATGAAATACCCGTCCACCACGTCGACGCGGCTGGCGCCGTAGAACGCGGGATCCGACACCTGCGCGAAGGCCAGCGAGGCCAGGTCGACGGTATAGCCGTTGCCGGTCCCGTCGACCAGCAGCAGCGTCACGCTGTTGTCGTTCATCGCGACAGGCCCGCTCGAGGTCAGGATCGTGCCCAGCTTCTTCGGCGCGATCGCGCCGCTGGCATCGAAAGCGATGTTGTAGAGGGCGTTCCCGCACACCCCGAAGAGCCTGCCGTTCGACGAGGTGAACTGCCCGCGCCATCCCTGCTCAGGCACTTGGGCGAGCAGCGTGAGGCCCGGCATGAGGTGGTGCGTGGTCGGGAATGGCGAATCCTTCGGATTGGCCTCCATGTACAGGTTCACGCACCGCTGCGCGGACGCGATAAGGCTCGGCGCCTGGTACGAGCCGACGAGCAGCGGAACGCGCGAGCGGGCCATCAGAATCCACCGCCGCCGTATGGGTTGTAGATGTTCGGCACGCCGCCGATGCCGCCGCCGATATCCAGGCGCGGGATCTCGGCATTGGTGCCGCGCAGCCGGTTCAAGAGCTTCTTCGCGGTGGCGATCACCACCTGGTCGGGCGGCAGGCCGTACATCGGATAGAGCAGCACGGTCAGGTTGTATTCGATCGCGCGCTGGTAGATCGGCGGCATGTTGAAGGCCTCCTCCGGGTTCGTGAAGGTCTGCAACTGCTGCATCAGCGTGAGGTGCAACTCGAACGAGCTGTTCGGAATCGGCCAAATGAAGACGTTTCCGGTCGGAAAGCCGCGATCGTAGTAGATCAACTGCGGCCAGGACGCCAGATTCTTGAGGCGGATGCGGTCGTAATCCTCGCGCGCGAACAGCGGTTCGAGGGTGTAGTCGATCGCCGACTGCGCGCCCATCGCCAGCTGGCGGGCGAATGCCTGCTCGATGCGCTCCGGGCGCGCGATGTTGAAGTCGCAGCCCGGCCCGATGGTGTACGACTGCTGGCCCGTCGACATCGCAACGACATCGACGGTCTGATACACCAGGTAGCGATCGGTCTGCCACTCGGCGAGCATCGACACCATCTCGTCGAATGCGTCGTTCACGTCCTCGGGGCTGGCCGTCTGGCCGACACCCAGCACGTTCGCCCGCTTCAGCGCACGCGTGATGAGCTTCTTCGGCGTCGTCTGGGTGGTCGGCACGTCAGCCCCCCTGGTTGCCGGTGGCGGCGACCGCGTCCTCGGCGGCAGCGCGCGCCGCCCGCTCGGCATTCGACGGCCGGCCGGGCTGCCCGGGCTGGCGCGTCTTGCGGATCACGGTGCCCTGAGCAGTCGTGCCAGGCGCCGCGGCGACTTCCTCGCCGCTGTCGCGCACGCCTTCGGGCGCGCCGCCTTCCGGGCCGCCACCGTCCGGCCCGCGCGGGTCGCCGTTCTCGTCGATCTTGCCGAGAGCCGCGGCTTCCTCGAATTCGTTCTCGACCGTCACGCCGCGGCCGTCCGGCAGCGTCACGTACTTGGGGTACTCGGAATAGGTGTACGGCGAGACATAGTTGCGCGGATCCCGCTTGTAGTGCGGATTGCGCTCGTCCAGATTGCTCATGGTTTTCCCGGAAAGGAGGACACGAGACGCCCCGCGAGGGGCGCCCCGCGAGGGTTACGACAACTGGATCGGCGCGAACACGCTGCAGCACCATTCCGGCCGTACCATCGTCTGGCCGAAGATGCAGTCCATCCGCGAGATCTCCTGGTAATTCACGATGTCGAAGCCCTTCACGTAGGCGATCGACATGCCCTTGTACGTGGAGTGAGCCGACTCGATCACGCCGGTTTTCGGCAGGAGGATGTCGGCCGAAGCGACGGTCATCGCGGACTCATGGAACACCAGGTTCTTGCGGAACGTGCCGCCGGCCGGGAGGAACGGCGTGATCGGCGCGTTGTTGGCCGGCGAAGCCGTGACGGTGCCGTACTGCACGTTGCCCGGCGTGATCGCGGGATAGATCGACAGCGACGTGGCGCCGTTGGCGGCCGGCGCGGTGAGCACGAACTGCTGCAGCTCGCCCGTCGATTGCTTCGTCACGCGGTTAAGCGCATACACGCCGGGAATCGAGAAGATGTCGCCCGCGTTGAGCGTGCCCGAGAGGGCATTGATGAGGAGCGTGTTGCCCGTCTGGCCCGCGCCGTTGACAGTGGCGGTGGTTGCCGTTCCAGCCGTGTGCGTGATGATCGTCTGGTCTTCATAGAAGTCCAGACCCAGCGTGTCTTTCGACAGCATGCCGGTGCGGTACTGCTCGCTCAGCTTGATCTGCGGATTGAACAGGCCGGCCAGCGACGCAACCGCGGTCGCCTGCGTCATCGGATCCAGCACGGCATACCGATCGCCCTTCGGCGCGCTGTTGGTCGTCAGCTTCGCGCCGGCGAGGAGGAACGTCTGCGCGTCCGGCTTGATGATGTTGCCGTTCGAATCGAAATTCGCCACGGCGGCCGAGGCCATTTCCGACACGCCGATCACGGTGGTGGCCACCGCGCCGGCCAGGTTGTTCATTGCCGACTTGAGGATCCGCTCGCTGAAGTCGTCCAGCTTCAGGGTGAGATCGGCCTGCGTGAACGACACCGGCACGTTCTTCTGGTTGGAGAGCGTCAGCGTGGTTTGCGCTTCGTTCGTCGCCTGCGGAACGATGGTCGCGCCGTCGCCGACCACGTAATCCACCGGATAGCGGATACGCACGGTGTCGCCGATCTTCGCGCCGGTCGCGTTGAATTGATCGTCGTACTGCTTGTTGATGATGCCCAGCAGCGCATTGCTGTTCACGAATCGGTGAACAGCTTCGCGCGTGATCTTGCTGATTGTGAGAAGTTGGTTTGCCACGGCTTATCCCTCATGGATCGATTGACGTTTGCCAGGCGGAAATCGCCTGACAGCTACGGCCGGGTAGCCGTCAATCGCCCCATGCGGGACTCACCCCGATACTTCACACGCAAGACTGTGCGCGAGCAGCTTTATTGCGCCCGGGCTTGGGGCCCGGTAGGTTGACCACCGATTGCGGGTCGGTGTCGCCCGTCCTGCTCAGCGTGCAGCGCGCCGTTGCCGGTCCCGCGCCGCATGCCATTCCTCGTCCGACAGCTTGTCGTCGAGGTCAACGTCACCACCACCGCCGCCACCGCCCGAGGAACGTCCGGAGGGCGGCTCGATCGGCGGCGGCAACCGGTTCCCCGCTTCGTCGACAGCCATCGGCCGCATCGCGCCGGACAACCGCGCGAGCTCGACACCGAGGAGAATCGGGTCCATCGCCGTCAGACGCGACGCCAGCTCGAGGTCGTTCCCGAGGCTGTACAGCACCCGGTGCGGGTTCTCCAGACGGTTGATCGCCTGGAACATCGGCGCCGGAATGCCGCCGATCGCGCCGAACTGCTGCACCACCTGGTCGAAGTCCTGGAACTCCTTCCGGCCGGCCTGCTCCGTTTTCTTGATGGATTCCAGATATTCCCGCTCCGCGATGCGCCGTGCTGCGATGCGCTCCGCCATTTCTTCGACCGCCTGCTGCGAAGGAGCAGCGCCACCGGCCCGGCCGCCGCCCTCCCCATTGCCACCACCACCATCACCGCCATCACCACCGCCGCCAGCGCCGATTTGCTGCAGGAGGCGAGCATTCTCTGCCGCCAAACGCTCGGCATTCTGCTCGGCCTCCCGGCGTTGCCGGGTTAACTCGCCGATCCGCGTCATCGCCCACTTGGGAGGGGGCTCGCCGCGCCGGCTTCCGTCCGTGCCCTGCGGACCATCCTGATTCTCGGGCTGCTGCACCGCGTTATCGGACGCGTCGCCGTTTTCCTGCTTGGGGTCCATGATCGCCTTGGGTCATGTTTGGGAACTCCGCTCATCGCGGATGACGAAATTATAGTCAGAAGTCCGAAGTAATTTCAAAACAGCACAATCACCCCGGGCGGCCGGCTGGAAATCCCGGCTGGCTTGGCTGAGCGGCGGCCGGCAGCCAGCTCGGCAGTTGGCTCGCCTCGTTCATCGGATCGCCGGCGGCATGCTCGACGCCCGGCAGAGGATCCCGCAAGGCGTCCGCGACGGTCTCGGCCGACACCTCGGGGCTGATAATCCCCAGCGCCTTCAGCCGTTCCGTGACAGCCTTGTAGGCGTTCACGGCCTTCTGGTGGTCCTCGTCGGTGCGCAGCGCCAGGTGGTTCAGGTAGTCGATATCGTTGCGCTGCTGCTGGAGGCGATGCGTTTCCCCCTTGTCGCTGAGCGCCTGCTGGGCGGCCTGCAATTGCTGGCTCAGCTGCTGAACCTGCTGCTGCAGCTGCTGCACCTGCGGCGAAGGCGCCTCGCCGAGCACGGACGGATTCGACACGCGGATCCAGTTCTCCAGGCGCTCCGCGAGCTCGTCGGCCATCGGGAAATCGGCAGCGCGCAGGAATAGGTCGCCCGCCACGGACACCAGCTCGGCATTCTGGGCCATGATTTCCTTGAACGCGTTGAACGCCTCCGCGCGCCGCGTCTGGAAATTCGGGCCGACATCCGCCACCACGTCGAACGTGCCGACGCTCGGGTTGAAAATGCTCACGTCCCCGCGCTTCGAAATTCCCAGCGGCGAATTCGGCGCGATCTCCAGCGTCGTCTCCTTCTGATCCTCCCCCTGCGTGCGGATGACACGTTCCGTCGACATGACTTTCGGGATCAGGTCGATGAGGATCTTCCCCGTGAAGCGGATCGCCTTCGCCTGCCCGTCGATGAAATGGTAGGTGGCCCGCTCGCCCTGGCGCGCGCGCCGATCGATCGCTACGCCGGTGGTTTCGTTCGACGGCGCGCCCATCAAGGCGTCGTACTGCCCGCTCGCCATCTTCATCTGCTCCGCCGCCGCCTCCATACCCGCCTCGTAGGCCGGCGAGATCGTCGGCGGCTGCGCGCGCACGGGCGGCTGCAGCGGCTGTCCGGCGTCGTCATAGGCGTTGTACGGCAGCCAGGCGTGGTTGATATGGTTCGCGGTCTTGTAGTAGTTCTCGTAGCCGGCGATCGCCTGCGGGGACGCGATCCACGGCGTCTTGCCCTGGGCCTGGACAAACTCCGACTGCGAGCTCGCATTGAAGTTGTACATCTTCTGCGGGTCGATCAGGTAGCGCACCAGCCCCTTGCGCTCGAGCTTCCCATCCAATACGAACTCCTCGCCGATGCAGCGCACCAACGGGATGTACTTGCCGGCCCACCGGCGGCGCTCTATCACCTGCTCGCCGGCGATCAGATACCACCACACCTGACGATCCTTGATGCGGCGCTTATGCAGCTCGACGCCGCTTTCCTCGGCCTTGCGGACCAACTCACGCAGCTGCTTGTCCATCTGCGACCACCGCACCGTGCGCACCTCGGCGCCGGCCCGGAACGCGTACATCCAATCCTTGCTCTCGACGACTTCGAAATACTCGAGAATGCGCGTGTAGCCCATGCGCCCCGTGACGCTCGGGTCGGTCTCGATCGTCGTCGTCACGCCGAGGCCTTCCCGGCCGTATTTCTCCAGATACTCCTCGTCGGGGATGTCGCTGAACAGGAACGCAAACATCGAATCGGAGCCGTCCTGCTCCTTGATGTCGGGGTCCATGTAGACCGAGAACGGGTCATCCACCTGGCGGATGAATATCTGCTGGTCGAAAGCGTTGTCGTCGATGTAGTCGGTCTGAATCCGCCAGAAACCGATGCCGCCGCCCACCTGGAACTCCAGGGCGCGATCGTAGGCCGTCTGAGCATTGCTCAGGTATTCGATATGGCGGATCACGGATTCGAACGCCTGCGCGGACTCATAGGTCGCACCATTCGACACCGGATGCACCTTCACGGACGGCTTCTGCGCCTTCCCGTCATTGACGACGGACAGCCAATGCACGTGGGTCTTGTTGATCGTGAGGCACGGTTTCTTGTCCGACTGGCGCGCCGACCGGATCAGATCGTCCCACTGGAAACCGTTGTCCGAATCGCCGACGAGAAACTGCATGTCGCGCAGGCCGAGGTCATGGGAGTCGCCCTCCCAATCGCGGCACCGCTTCCAGCGGCGCTTGACGCGCGCCAGCACGGCCGCATTGCTCGTGCCGCGCTCGTCGTTCAACGAGTGATCATCGCCGTCCATCGGGAAATTCCAATCCGTGGCTGGCGAGGCCAACACGCCGACTACCCCGGGAAGGCGCCCGGTGCGCTTCGAATCAGGAGCCGGCAGCGGGCCTCGAACCCGCGCCTGCCCACGCCCGGGCGCGACGATCCCGGTCAGCAATTACGTGGGCCGCTCTGCCAACTGAGCTATGCCAGCAAAACCTCTGCACTGCGAACGAATTCTAGCCTATCCAGCCATCCACCCATCGGAATGTCTGGCCAGCGCCGGCGGCTGGGCCGGCTGCTGCTCCTCCTTCTTCTTCGGCGCCACCAGCGACGGGAACAGCTCGGCCAGCGCCCAGAACAGCGCATCGGCACGGTTCGGGGACCGCTCGCCGGTGTAGCCGTTCGTCGAGAACGCGTAGATTTCCTCCTCCAGCTCGGGGAAATGCCCGACGTGGCGCACGCGCCCGAGCTCGTAGAGCGCGCTGAAGGGCTCGGCGCGCACCACCTTGCCGCGGCTCGCCCTCACCTGCTTGTACAGCGGCCGCCGGTCGAGGTGTTGCGCCGCGGTGCGGATGACGAACCCCACCATCGCGCCCCCGAAATTCACCTCGCCAACGATGGCATCGCCCTCCAGCCGTTCCCACACCGTGACCGCGACATTGCCCCAGACGCGCGGGCCGGCCAGCACGGTCGCATCCTCGAGCACGTAGGCATTCCCATCCGTGCCCAGTCCCACCGCGACGATGCCGATCGGATCGTTCCCTTCGTTGTTCTGCTCGTCGGCGCCGGACGGGTCCACGGCGATGATGATGCGCTGCATGTCCGGCAGCTCGTCACCGTCCAGCACACGCCATTTCTCGACGTCCGTATCGACGAACAGCGCATTCGGGTTCGCCTCGGCGAAATCCCCGTCGTAGAACCGCTTGCGCATGCGCGCTGCCATGTTGCGCAGATTCTCGATGTAACCGGCCGCCAGGTTCTCGGAGTTGCTCTCCGGGTTCATCTGGATCCGCACGTAGTCGTCCGGCTTCGCCAGCGGCTTGTTGTCGTCCGGATTCACCTTCTGCACGAACAGCTTGTACGTCCAATGCGCCTTGCTCGGCGGGTTGCAGTCATAGTAGTAGCGCATCGGCAGCAGGAACGGCGCGCGGCCCTCCAGCTGCACATAGACCTTCTGCGCCAGGCGCGTGAGAACCAGCTGCTGCGCCGAGTAGGAGATTTCGCTGCACTCGTTCAGGTAGACGGTCGCGTACTCTTTCCCGAGGATCTTCTCCAGGCGCTTGCCGTCGTCCAGGCCAGCGATCCAGATTTCCGAACCGTTCGGCAGCGTGAAATACCAATCGGACCTGTCGAGGTGCAGCTCCACGTCCGGAAAGCATAGCTTCGCCATCTTCGGGAACGTGTCGAGCGCGATCGCGGTCTTCGCCGCGTTGAAGCGGAAACGGGCAATCAGGTGCCGGCTGCCGGGCGCCATCACGGCGCGCATCATGATATTGCGGCAGTGCAGGAACGTTTTCCCGGAGCGCGAGCCCCCGAAGAACATCACGTGCGTGGCCGCCCCGCCCGCGACACCAAGCGCCTCTTGCTGGCGCGCGGTCAGGTGAAACTCAAGCTTGATCGTCACAGGCGCTCATCCGCCGGCGTCACCGGCACGCCCACCATGCCGCTGCCGGGCTTCTCCGCTTCCTTCAGCCCGTAGGCCTCCCGCTCGAGCGCGATGAGGTGTCGGAGGGTTTCCGACAGGCGTTTCATCGAATCGATGCGGCCGGCCGACGAAATCACCTTCTGGTAAATCTCGTTCAGCCGGTCGCGGCCGCGCTCATCTGGGCTGAACAGCAACACGCCGAGCTCCTGCAGATGCTCGATCCCGCTCGTCTCGGCCTCGACCTCAGCCAGCAGCGTCATGGCGAGCTGCCGGGCGCGGGCGATGTCCGCTCGGTGCTCGCCGCGCACCTGAGCGATCCGAGCCGCGTTCGCGTCGATCACCTCGCGTTCCGTAACGGCACGTTGCCGCGTTACATCCTCCGTTACAGCCTGCTTTGTTACAAGCTCCTCCGCCTTGGCCTGTATGCGTTCGGCAAGGTCGCGGGTCCATCCTTCCTTGTCGGCCCGCCGCTTGATCGTTACATGGCTCACGCCGGGGTGCGCTTTCGCGATTTCCCGGAGCGACAGCACGCCGGCCCGATATTCGGCCTCGATCCGCTCCCAATCGGGCTTTTCCTTCTCTTCCGCCATCCTTCCCTTCCCACATGGAAATACGCCGGGCGCGGAGCCCGGCGCGTACCGTCAGTCCTTCTGCCGCACCGCCTCCCAGATACCCGCGAAATGGACAAACTCCGCGACGGTTCGGCCTTCGGCCGTGAGCGAAAGGCGCGGCCGGTCGGGATTGGTGGTATCGAGCTGGTACCGCTCAGCCTCGATGACAATCGGCCCGGTTGGCGTGCTCACCACATAAGTGCGCAGCTCGATCACAGGACATCCTCCAGATATTTCTTGGTCTCGCCGAGCAGCCGCGTCACCTCGCCCGACAGGCCGCGGCCGAGCACTTCCATTTCCTTGTGCCAGGACGCCAGCAGCGACAGGTGACGGTCATCCGCCTTCAGGTTCTCCAGCTCGGCAGCCACCGCCTGGCCGCGATTGATCACAAGCTGATAGCCAGCGGGCAGCCCGTCGACGTGCCCGTCCGCGTAGATGCGAATCGGAGGCACGTTTTCCGTCACGCTGTGGATCTCGAACATGAGCGGCGACGCCGCAGCGTCAGCCTGGTCGGCGGGCGGCTCGGCCGGCTCGGCGGGGGCGGAGGGCGGCGCCGGGATCTGCCCGAGCGCGGGATCGAGCGCGAGCGCCGGGGTCGGCGAAATGCCGCCAGCATCCGCGAGCGTCGCGTCAGCGGCCGCGGATGACAATGCCGCCGTTGTCAGGGCCGACGGGGCCGCGGTCGAGCTCGTATCGGGCGCCATCGCCGTCGAAAGCATGGTGGTAGCCGAGGAAGATGAATCCGGAGCGGGGGCGCCAGTGCCCGAGCCCGACGTCTTCGCGGTGGTGTCGCTCGAGATCGGCGAGGGCGCGCCGGCGACCGGCTCCCCCATGGGCGCGACCGCCAGCGCGTCAGTGCCCTGCAGAACCGTAGAATCGGACTCGGATGCGATCGACGAGGGCGGCGCCGAGCGGGCATCCGCAGGCGAAGATGCTTGTGCCGCGGGCAAAGAATCCGTCCCCGTCACATCGGGGACAGGGGACGCGACGGGCTCCCCCGCCGCAGCACCGCCAGCCTCCCGCTCAACCGGCGCCAATGCCTCGAAAGGCGCTCCAGCATTCGGATCGACTGGCGGCTGCACCGACGTTGCGGGCGTCTCCCCCGCCGGCGCGCCGCCCTCCGGAGCGGCCTGGGTTGCGGCCGGCACGTCCTCGGCCATCATCATCGGGATCGCGGCGCCGAGCAGCGCGCGAACGAGAAAGGTTCGTTTCATTTCACACTCCGAAAATAAGGACTACTACGATTATCCGGGAAACTGGCCCGGTCCAGAAACGCTACGGTCAGTGCATCGTGGTCGGCACCGGCGGCGACGGTACGGGAGGCGCCGCGACGCGCTCACGCAGCCGGGCAATCACCTCCTCGAACCAGGCCGCCGAGCCGGCCATGCCGCCCATCTCGCGCACGAATGCAAGGGTGCGCGCCGCCGCGCCGTCGAACACGATCTGGGGCTCGGCAAAGCTGCAGTTCATCACCGCGAACGGGCCGCCGCAGAAAATCAGCCGGCAGTGATCGAACGTGCAGCGGTCGAACTCGTTGCCATCCAGCATGACGACGACGCCTGGTCCGAAGGTCATCCCAACGAACGAGCTCATCGCCCGGCATCCGGCTGCGGCGCTGCGTGCGAACGCCGCGCAGTGTCCACCTCATCGGCCAGCGCAAGCAGCGCGCGGTTCACCAGCTGGTCAGGCGTCAGCCGCATCGACCGGGCCTCGCGCTCGATGCGCGCGAGCGTGTGCGGAGCGAGCGGGACGCTCCGCTGAGATGCGCCGGTGATCGCAGCCGGCAGCGGAGCAACAGCGGGCGCCGGATACACCGCAGCGTGGCCCATCATCAAGTCTTTCATTTACTACCTCCTTCACGGTAAAACCCGATAGGGGATACCTACATATTCAAACCATTCGAAAAGCGCACGGCGCGCCGCCCATTCACGCGGAACAACGAATTCAAACTCCTCGTTAGCCGTCAACGTTGCCGAAAACCCACATCCCGAAAACGACCAAACGGGCTCCTCAATTTCTTCGCACCGACGCACTGCCATTGAAATTGACAGCGGTATATCCGATCGCGAGATATACGCATGAATGCTCATCCCTGATCCCCAACATAACGCTCTCGCTCGCCACTTTCCAAAAAGTCGCAGAGCGTTCTACGGTTATCAGAAACCCGAGCCTGAACGCGGTAGGTGCCGTCGCGATTCCATCTAAATGAACTCGCAAAAGGCATGTATTGCTCAGGCAAAAGAATATCAACGTCGATCACGGCATCGGGCCCTGCTCCACGGACAGGCCCACGAATCCATTGTGCGACGCATTCGAAAACCTCAAATGCCTCTCGGCTCTTTGCAGCGAGCGATATCGGAAGAAGCATTCGAACAAGCAATCTCATCCGTAAAGCCTCTCTAATGTCGCATTGAGAAGATCCATTTGCGTCATCTTCAAGATATGCAAATAGTGCTGATCGCCATGAACGCCGTTTTTTCCCTGGTGGCAGTCGTCATGACAAAGCGGGATCGTGCAGAAATCGCCCGCGCGCTGCGCGCCGCCGTGCCCGACACGCACATGATGAACATCGGTCTTCGACATCTGCGACCGACCGAGCAGCGTGCAGCAGATGCACGCCATCTTCGCAACGCGCCCCATGTGCTCGCGTTCGCGCTTGTTCGCCCGGTGGCTCACGCAGACGCCTCCGACCCTGGGAGCACGGCGGTAGCAATGCACCACTCGAGCGCCATCGCAAGCGCGCCGTCGAGCGAGGGATCCACGAAACGCATGTTCACGCCGCTGAAGCGCACCAACCATGCCGGCTCGGCCGCCACCAGCGCGCCGCCCTCATCGAGGCGGAACGTCGTGACACGTCGCGCGCGCGGTTTCAAAGCCTGGGCGATCATGCGGCGGCCCTCCCCACCCTGCACATCGCGTTGAAGGCTGGCACGACGAACTGCACGATCGCGATCGCCTCCTCGTCGATGCGCGCCTGGCGCTCTGCATCAGCACTCGGCCGCCAGGCCGACGACGGCGGGAAGGGCTTCCCCGTCAGCGTCAGCTCGTAACCCGCCTTGTTGCGCGGCCCGCGCGCGATATAGCCGTCGTCGGTCAGTTGCTTCGACAGCCGATTCGTCGCGTCCAAATCCGCGCCCATCTGCACCGCCATCTGCGAGGTGGTTAAACCCGGGTTCGCGGCCAGGCACTCGCAGAACAGGCGCGCTTTCAATCCCAATTTCGAATTCATGGTGTCCTCGTCAGGAAGGGAAATCGTCAACAGGCATCAGCGCGTCCCCGAAGGTGGTCCGCGCGAATTGGTAAAGATCGCTGGCGTTGAAGCGCTGGGCGTCTTTCAGCACCGCCTCGATGGCGGCCGGCTCGCGGGCGGCGCGCGCGACCAGAACGCGGTAGTAGCGCCAGTCCTCGTCGGCTTTCCGGATCCGCACGCCGAGCTCGAAGCCCTTCGCGTCGACGCCAGCGGGCGAGTCGAACCAGCCCGCATCGGCCACGCCCGCGCCGCCACGCGCCGCTGGCGCCAGGCCAAGGAAGGTGTCGACGAACCCGACGTAGGTAGGTCGGGCGTCGCTGTCGCGATCGCGGGCCTTCACGGCGGCCGCATGCGCCTCGCGCAGCTGCTCGACCGTCACGCCCTTGCCGATCCAGGTCAGCACCACGGCGCGGTCGGTGCCGCGGTTGACCTGCAGCGCCTTGCCGCGTCCGCGCTCCAGCTCGATCAGCAGATCGGTGAGCGTCGCCTCGGTGGCGGGTTGAGGGGTGCTTATTTTTTGAGCAGCAGCAGCAGCCGGATCGGCGGCGCGCGCGTTGCTGCTGTTTACTGCAGGGTTAACTGCAGTATTAGACTGAACCTCCTTCAGTGCCTCGCTGTCGCTAGGTTCAGTGCCTTCCGGAACGACGTTCAGTGCCTCGGGCGAAGGCACTGAACCTCCTTCAGTGCCGTTATCCACAAGCCGCTGAACCTCCTTCAGTGCCTTGGTCCCGCGCCGCCGCTTGTGAGGCACTGAACCTGTTTCAGTGCCTTCGGGAATGTCCGGATCGGGAAGCACGAAGCCCTCCGGGATACGCGGGTAGTACTGCCGATGAGCCCACTTCCTACCGCCGTAGCCATGCAAGCGCGAGACGAACCAGCCCTGTTCCCTCGCCAGTTCAAGGTGCGTGCATACCGAACGCTCGGAAAGATTCGTCTCGCGCGCAAGCGTCTTCGTCGAGGGAAAGCAATCCTCGCCGCAATCGTTCACATGGCACGACAGCGTGAGCAGCACGTGCCGCGTCGTCGCCGGCAACGTCGAATTGATGATGGCGTGACGCCACGTCCATGGCTTCATGGACAGGCTACCCGCTGATACCGCAGTCGCCGTATCCCTCGCGCGCGCAGGCGCAGTTCAGGCCAGTTTGCGCGAGCGTCGCGTGCGCCTCGAGGTAGCGCCGCGACACCACGCGGAGATCCAGCTGCTGGATCGCGGTGTCGATGCGATCGATCGTGATACCCAGGCTGCCGCCCAGGAAGCGACTCACCTGCGTGTCGTCCCACTTGAGTGCCGTCTGCACCGGGCCGCGCTTGTCCGGGTCGGTCAGTGCCTCGCGAAACGCCTGCTGCATCGAGGGCTTTTTCCTGAATTCAACTGTGCTCATGGTCGTTCAACCCGTAGCAAAAACTTTTGAATGATGTTGAGGGGAAGGATGGGTAAGGTGTCGCTCACCCTGCTCGAATGTCGGGCGGCGCTTCATGCGGCCGCCGGCGTGCCGGATTCGTCTACTGGAACGATGAAACCAGGAGGAAGCGCGCGGCCGCTCTGCACGGCAGCACCGATGACCATTGCGGTGCGCTGCTGATCCAGCTCGTCGGGCCACTGCGAGACGGCGCCCCTGGTGATGCCCAATGCACGGGCGAGCGCAGCACCGCTGCCAAAGATGGCGGTGGCCTGCTGTTTGGTGAGGTTCATGCGTCGGCTCCGAAGGGATTCGCCGACAGTATAGAACCCTATACTGACTTTGGAAAGCATACTAAACCGTGCTTCGTTTAGATTTCTAACCCATGAAAGCTCTCGAAGACCGGATCCGGACGATCCTTCATGAAACGCAGGCCGAGCAGATCGAGCTCGCGGAAGCTGCTGGGGTGACGAAAGGCACGGTCACGCAATGGCTCGACGGCAAGATCAAGTCGATCAAGCTGGAATATGCCGTCGGCATCCAGAAACGCTGGGGTTACAACCCCGTCTGGATCGTGATGGGCCAAGGCAAGAAGAAGTCGTCGGGCTTTGCCAATGTGCGCGGAGCAGAGATCGGTTCTCGGCGAGTTCCGCTGATCAGCTATGTCCAGGCCGGCAAAATGAGCGAGGCCGTCAATCCCTTCCCGCCAGGGGCCGCGTTCGAGTATTTGCTCACTGACCTTGACCTGTCCGACGGCGCATTTGCGCTCGAGATCGACGGGCTGTCGATGGCTCCCGAATTCAATCCGGGCGATCGCGTTATCGTGGAGCCGGCTCTAACGCCGCGCCCCGGGGACTGTGTAGTCGCGAAAAATGGACATGAAGAGGCCACGTTCAAGCGGTACCGCGTGCGCGGCATAAACGCCGCCGGCCAGGAGGTGTTCGAGCTCGTGCCGTTGAATCCCGACTATCCGACAATCAACAGTGAACACGAGCCGGTGACGATCATTGCGGTGATGGTCGAGCACCGGCGATACCGGAAAAAATGACAACGGGCGAACGCTCACTTTCGGGGATATCAATGAAGCATCTGTTTATCGGAGCGCTCGTGGCTGCCGTTTTATGTGGATGCGCCACATACGACCTCTCGCTGATGCCGCGCGGCCCGGGCAAGCTGGCGCACGGAGAAGCGAAGCAGATTGATAAATCGGTTTCAATCACGATTGACGGTCGCACATATGTTGGGCGCTACGTCTACGTGCAAGGTGGCTCCTTCACCCTTGCAACGGCTTTCGCTGGTGCCTATACCGCGACGGGTAACTCGATAAGTACCAGCGTCGTAGGCAATGGAAATGTCTTGGCGAGTTCCCCGGACGGCCACAATCTCCGATGCGTGTTCACTTTCAGCGGTTGGTCCCAAGCGGGGACAGGAACATGCCTCACAGACGACGGCCAGACATACGATCTGCAAATTTCGAGATAAGGCTCACCCGGTCCAGAAGATCCCGCCGCGCGGCGGGATTTTTTTCGGTCAGTCAGTTTAGAACGCTTGACCTCATCGGGATAGTTTTCTAAACTCGCCTCACTGTCACCCGACACCGAGGCAACCGTGCCCGAGTTCATCACCCAACACACCCCCGAAGAAATGGCGGCAACGCTGGCCGCCCTGAGCGACCTGGAGCTCTTCGGTTCGTACTGCGCCGCGTGCGGCGCGCGCGATGTCCTGCGCGAGTTCGCAGCGCGCGGCGGCCATGCGATCGCGTTCGGCCAGCTGCTCTATGAGCTGGACCTCGGCATCAAAACGATGCAGGCGCAGGCAGTGGCGCGCGGGCAGGAGCTTCCGAACATCACGATCGCGCGCCGGACGGCGCATTGATCATGGTCACGCGCCATTTCGCCCAAGGAATCCCCTCCCTGCACTTGGCAGGCGTGGTGATCGATGATTTCGGAACGGAGATTCACCTCCTTCCTCTCGACGCACCCCGTTGGCTGCTGAACTGGCCGACGATCTTCGCCGCACTGGATTTCCTCGACTCCGAGGAGGTGCACTGATGCGCCGCCGCGATTGGCTCCCCCTCGTCGTGCTGTTCGCGCTCTGGCTCGCCGCCAGCGCGATCGCGCCGCCCGTCGAGTTCCTGCTCGGGATCGCGAAATGAAAGCGCTCCTGGTCCTCTGGCTCAAAGCTATCGCCCTCCTGCTGGCCGCGGCGCTCGTCGTCGCGTCGCTCGAGCAGCTGGCCGGCGACGCGCCGCCCGCCGCGGCGGCTTTCATGCGCGGGGTCTGACATGCCACTGCCTCCAGTTTCCGAATTCGATATTGCTCGCGAGTTTCGCCTCCAGCACCGGCCGGGCTCGGCCGTCGACGCGATCACGAATCCCGCGGTGCGCCGCGCACTGGAGGCCGGCGCCCGGGCAAGGGCCGCGCGCGAGGCGAACGAGTCGCCGCGGCGCGTGGTGGACGCGAAGTCCCGCGCCGCCAACGATTTCGACTGAATCACCATCCCCTGCCGCGCCTGACCGCGCGGTTTCCGCAGGAGTCCTCTCGATCCTGCTTTTTTTACAACCTGGAGCTGCCGCATGGCCTCTACCGAAAGCATCCTGAAACTGATCGTGGATCGGCCTGGCCTGACGGCGGCCGAAATCGCCGATGAACTGGAAACCGCCGCGACGGACGTTCAGTCCCGCCTCGCGAAGTACATCACCAGCGAGCACGTGAAGCGTGAGAAGAAGAAGCTCGAGAACCGCGACGTGTGGATCTACTTCCCCTCGCAGTCGCTCGTCAATGAGGGCGGCGGCCTGAACCCGGACGCAATGAAGCGTGCTCCCCGCACGCCGGCCGCGGCTGCGGCGCCCGGCGATTTCACGTTCGGCTTTTTCTCCGACGGCGCGCTGTCGATCGCGAAGGGCTCGAAGGAAATCAGGCTCACGCACGACGAAGCGGAGCGGCTGATCAAGTTCCTCGACGCGATCAACATCGACCGCATCACCGCCGGCGCGTGAGCGCCGGTCCCTTCCTCCTCCCCGGATCCGACATGGCTAAATCGTCCCCGGTGGGCCGCATCATCGCGGTCCCGCTGAACCAGCTTCGCATTTCTCCGCACAACGCGCGGCCGAACGACACCTCCGACGTGACCGAGCTCGCCGCGCTCTTGCGCTCGCAAAATCAGCTGCAGAACCTTGTCGTGCACGAGTACGGCGAGGGCTACGCCGTTGCCGAGGGCGGCCGGCGCCTGCGCGCGTTCAATCTGAACGTCAAGCTCGGCCACACCAAGCCCGACCTCCCGGTCTGGTGCCTTGTCATCGACGACACGGCCAGCGCGCTCGCGGCCAGCGTGGCGGCAAACTCGGGCCGCGAGCCGATGCACCCGGCCGACGAGTTCGACGCGTTCAAGGCACTGGTCGACGGCGGCAAGCCGATCGAGGATGTCGCCGCGCAGTTCGGCGTGACGCCGCTGGTGGTGCGCCGACGGCTGCTGCTCGCGAAAGTCTCGCCCAAGCTGATCGCGCTGTACCGCGCCGGCGAAATGAACCTCGAGCAGCTGCAGGCGTTCACGCTCACCGACAAACACGCCCTGCAGGAGAAGGTCTGGAACAACGCCCCCTCCTACCAGCGGCACCCGGCCAGCCTGCGCGCTGCGCTGACGAAGGGCGCGAAATCCACCAGCAATGATCGCGCCGCGCGCTTCGTCGGGCTCGACGCCTACGAGGCGGCCGGGGGCGCCGTGGTGCGCGACCTGTTCGGCGGCCCCGATAGCGGCTATATCGCCGACGACGAGCTGATGCAGCGCCTGGCCGTCGAAAAGCTCGAGGCGATCGCGCAGAAGCTGCGCGACGAAGGCTGGGCGTTCGTGAAGGTCGTGCCCGAGATCGGCTGGAGCGACACGCATCCGTATGGCCGCAGCAAGCCGGCGCGCCGCGAGCTCACCGAGGACGAACAGCAGGAAATCGATCGCCTCGAAACCGAGTGCGCGGCGAATCAGGAGCGCGTCGACGAAGACGACGATCTGACCGACGGCGACACCGAGCAGCTTGAGCACGCGATCGCCATGGCACAGGCGCGCATCGAAGCCATCCGCTCGTCCGTCGAGACGTACAGCGATCGCCAGAAGAAGAAGGCCGGCGCGCTCGTGGGGATCGGCCAGAACGGTCTCGTCGAGATCCACCGCGGCATGATCGCGCCGCCCGACCCCAAGGTGCAGAAGGCGAAGGAGAAAGAGGCCGCGCGCGCCGCCGCCGTCGAGCGCGGCGAGCCGGAGCCGGCCGGCTTCAGCGAAGCCCTCATACGTAAGCTGACGGCGAACCGCACCGCCGCCCTCGCCGCGCACCTGCTCGAATGCCCGCGCGTCGCGCTCGATCTGCTCTGCACGCAGCTCGCGATGCAGACGTTCTACCGTGGCGTCTACTACGGCGCGGCCGGCGTGCAAATCCAGCTTCATGACCAGCAAGGCGCCCTACGCAACGCCGGGGGCGCGCCGATCGAGAACAGCAAGGCATGGATCGCGATCGAGCAGAAGCGCGCCGAGATCCAGGCGCGCATTCCCGAGCACCCGGGCGAACTGTTCGCGTGGCTCGGCCAGCAGACACCGATCGACGTGATGGAGATCCTTTGCTTCTGCACGTCGACCGCGCTGAATGCGATCACCAGCAGCGAAGCGGCGAGCCGTCCGCTCGCGGCCGTCGAGAACGCGATCGGCCTGGATGTCTCCGACTGGTGGCAACCGACGCGCGATACGTTCCTCGACCAGGTGCCGAAGGCGATCATCCAGGCAGCCCTCGAGGAAGCCGGCGCGAGCGACGCGGCGCGCAAGGCCGTCGGCGCCGCGAAGAAGGCCCAGGCGGCCGAACTGGCCGAGGACGAACTGCGCGACAGCGGCTGGCTTCCGGGACCGCTACGCGGGCCGCACTACTCGATGAACGCCGCCGCGCGCGCGGCCCCTCCAGCAGGCAAGGAAACCGAGGCGGCCGAGCCGAAGAAGCGCAGCCGGCGCCGGCCCGCGAAGCCGGCCGAGCAGGCTGAACCCACTTCGGACAGCACTCCCGCGCCGCTCAAACCCGGGCTCGATCCCCGGGCAGCTTGGCCCTTCCCGAAATCCGACCGCCCGTAGCACCGGTGCGCGCCGTCGGGCGCGCACGAATCCTTCCATCCCACTCTCGAGGTTCCCATGGACAAAGAACAGATCTACGACGAAGAAATCAGGCCGCTGATGGACCAGATCATCGCGATCGCCCAGGAACACAAAATCGACTTCGTGGCCTCGTTCGCAATCCCGACCGAGGCCGATCCGACTCTCAACTGCACCACCGGGATCGTCGCGCCCGAAGGTCGTGCCGAGCTTCGGTTCGCGTTGCGCGTCCTGGTCGACGGCTTGCCGGCAATATCGGGCTTCGCGATCACCACGCGTCGCGAGCAGTAGCAGCGATGCCCTGCACGCCCTTCCGCCTGCCTGGTGGCGGCTCCGGATTCATCTGCACCCGCGGGCGCGGCCGCGCGCCGCGCTGCTCGGTACCGGACTGCTCCGCGCCCAGCGCTTTCCAGTGCGATTTCAACACGAAGTCGGGGAAGACCTGCGATCGACACCTCTGCGCCGCCCACGCGCACCAGGTCGGCCCGGACGTGCATTTCTGCCCTGCCCACCTTGCTGCCTCGAGCGGCGGCAAGCCGGCGCAGGGCGAACTCTTCTGACCGAGAATTCCATGACCACGCCACTGAACGACGAGCGCCGCGCGGCGCTCAGCTCCCTGATCACCAACTGGTTCAGCACGCTTGATGCCGACGGCCGGCTGCTCTTCGAGTTCGACTACTTCGACGTGTCGAAAATCGATGAACTGATCGACCAGGCCATCGTGCCGACCATCGCCGACGCGGTGGAATGTGTGCGCGCCGCCTCGAGCGCCGCCGGCGCCGAGCTTCCCCCGTTCCCCACCATGCTGCGGAAGATGTGGAGCGGCGGCGACGTGCAGCGCTGGATCGACCAGAACATCGCGCCACTCGTGCGCAACGCTGTGGCGCCAGCTGCAGGCGTGCCGCCCCATGTGCGCTTTTCGATGGAATCGACTGCGCGATGGCTGGAAAGCGGCTGCGATCCGCGTGCCGCTGCGAAGGAAATCCGCGCGAGCCTGGCGAAGCTCGACGCCGCGGCCGCCACCCCGGTAGCAGCGACCGAGTCGCCGTCGCTCTCGTATGCATGCGAAGTACTCCGCGACGCGGTGGCCGCGAAAAGCATGCTGGCGATCGGCATGGTCCACGGCTTGGCCTCGTTCGCCAAGGAGGAAGCCGCACCTTCCGCGCTGGTCGCCGCTGGAGTGGCGCCGGCCGCCTGCAAAGGCAAGAACTGCGGCGCGCGGGATGGCGTCAGCCACTCGCCGGAATGCCTCGCCGAGTACGAAGCGGCGGTTACCGGAGCTGTCGCAGCTGATGGGGCGGCTATCGACACAAAAACCATCGCCGAATCGCTGGAGCGGATGATCGTGGACTGGTACGCCGACTGCGAGAGAACGCGCCTGGATTGGAAACAAATGGCAGGCGTGATCAAGCTTCGCCTCGACCGCTTCCTCAAGCGCGCAGCAGTATCGCCGGCCACGGCCGACGAGCGGGCGGCGTTCGAGGCATGGATGCAGACAGGTGAGTTGGACACCACGCCCGATCTCGAATTCGACGGCCACGTCTACGAGGATTGGGACACGCAGCGCGCATACAGAGGATGGTTGGCCCGCGCATCGCAGGCCGCCGCACCGGCCGATGGCGATGTCGAGCAGCTGGCCGAAGCCCGCAAGCTGCTCGCCCACGCGAGCGAATTCACAATGATGCAGCTCGACGAAGACTGGCACGAGCGCGCCGCCGCCCTGCTGGCGTTGCCGCCCCCGGCTGGCTCGGCCGGCGCGCCGCCGGCGCCCGGCACCGATGTCTGGGTGCCGAAATCTCTTGCACTGCCGCCCGCGCCCGGCTGGTATCTCGTCATGCTCGCGACCGACAACGATTGGGAGCTCATGAGCGACACACCCATCCAGGTCGAATTCGGCGCGTACAAGCACATGCCCCAGGCCTTCACGCACTTCTATGACGGCCGTCCGGACGAGGACATCACGGAAGCGGTTACCTACTGGACCCGGCTTCCCGCGCCGCCGCGTCCGGCGGCGCCGGCGGCCGTCGAATTCAGCTACGCGCTCAGCCAGCACGCAGAGAGGTGGAGCGGATCATTCGATTCCATCGAGGGAGCGCTTGCAGAAGCCCTTTCCGGTCTGGACGACGCCGGCAAGCGCGACCGCGTCATCTGGGTCGGCCAGGACAAGCCGATCGATATCGATTACGACTCGCTCGCTGAAGAGGTGATCGAGCGGATCCAGGAACAGGCATTCGACCAGGTCGGGGAGGTGGCCGACGTGATCGGACCATATGAGGAAACGGAGACAAAGCTGCTGTCTCTTGCGATTAAGCGGTGGATCGACGAACACGGCCAGATCAGCTGCTATCGCATCGATCACTCGATTGCGTATGGGCCCGGCGCGCCGGAATACGAGTCGGCGATCGCCCTGCTGCGCGAACGAGACGGGGGTACGTCGTGAGCTTCCTAACCAACCTGGCCGACAAAGCGATCGAATCATATCCAGGTTACGAACGCTCCTGCGAGCTCGTCGCCGAGCACACCCGCCGATGGCTCGCGAACGGAACCACGATGACCGACAGCGACATGGCCTATCTCCTGCATCGCGGCCTGGCGGCGATGTTCAACGGTCTCGCCGACGAGATGAAAACGGCGCTCGCCAGCGCGATCGCCGCGCTGATTCTCCGCGGGATGTCACCCGAGGACATCGCCGACTTCGTGGCCGGCGCGCCGCCGAGGGTGAACTGATCCGACCATGAAGCCCTTCACCCTCATCCAGGCCGTGATAGCCGGCCGCGACGCCGAGCGCTTTTTCGACCGCGAGCGCGATCGCGTGAAGAACGAGTACGTCGACGCCGAGAACGCCAAGCGTGGCGCGAAGGCGCAACAGTCGACTGCCGACGGCGCACTGATCTACACGCGGCCGCCGAACGCAGCTCAGCGGATCGCCGCCAAGCAGCAGGAGCGCAACCTGAAACGCCTACGGAGCCGGAAATGAACAAGGCCCTCAGTCTCCAGGAGGCCGCCGACTTGCTCGGCGTCTCGTACTCGTTCATCTACCCGCGCCGCCGTGACCTCGGCTTTTTCAAGCTCGGCGGCGTCTGGAGGGTATGGCCGGAAATATTGAAAGAGCGTGCCGCCGGATACAATTCCGACCGACCGGCGCGGACGGAAAATGAGGAGCAGATGGAATGTCGATCCGAAAGCGCGGCGGCGTCTACTATCTCGACCTGCGATCGCCAAGTGGAGAAAGAATACGCCGCTCTTGTGGGACTTCCGACAGAAAGGAAGCTGAGGAGTATCACGACCGGGTGAAATCGGAACTGTGGCGCGTGCATCGCCTTGGCGAGCGTCCACGCCACAAGTACGAGGAGGCCGTGGTTCGATACCTGAAAGAGCAGGCCAGAATGAGCGATTACGCCAACTTGGTGCGGCATTTGCGGCACTTCGGAACGTATTTCGCAGGAAGGTATCTCGACAGCCTCACGGCGGCCGAGATTCTGGCCGCCCTTCCGGACAAGCTGTATCGGGGTGAGCGTACCGGCATCCCGACCATTGCGACGCGAAACCGGTATCTCGGGACGCTGCGCAGCATGCTTTACCGCGCCGCCGGCAAGTGGGAGTGGCTAGATCGCGCGCCGAAGCTGCCCGAGGAACGCGAGGACAACAAGCGAATTCGGTGGATCACCCAGGAAGAGGCACAGCGCCTGATCCGGGCAATCAATACCGAGTGGTTGCGCGATGTCACTGCGTTCGGTTTCGCGACCGGGCTGCGCCAGGCCAACATCATCGGCCTGGAGTGGTCCCAGCTCGATCTGGTAGCCCGGCGCGCGTGGATCCATCCGGACCAGGCGAAGGCCAGAAAGCCGATCGGCGTGCCGCTGAACCATGAGGCTGTAGCGCTCATCAGGAAGCAAATCGGGCGTCACAGCCGGTTCGTGTTCGTGCGGAACGGCAATCCGATCGTGTCATGGGATCGGGACCAGTGGGTGGCCGCCTGCGCGCGCGCGAACATCGAGAATTTTCGGTTCCACGATGTTCGCCACACATGGGCGAGCTGGCATGTGCAGCGCGGCACGCCGCTCGAGCGCCTGAAGGAGCTGGGCGGCTGGGCCAGCTACGACATGGTGCTGCGTTATGCGCACCTCGCGCCGGACCACCTGGCCCGCCATGCCGATGCGGTCACGCTTTGGTCACAGGATGCGCCGGAATCTTCGGTCACAGGCCTGAAAGCCGTGTAG